AAGACCCAATTTGGACTTCAAGTTGGAGTTTCGCAAGGTTCTATAATTAGGTGAAAGGGATCTAATATAGCAAAATAAGAGCTTTGCATCATTGGAGAGTCTTTCATCCAATAACAAGCTATTTGGTATCATTGTAAAACCTGTTTTTCGCATAACCCTTTATTTTCTTATATACACAAAATTTGGGTAATCAACCACTAAATATGCTAAGAACATAAGCAGAACATCTATATTTAGCAATAATAATAATCTTTGCATTACTTGTACAAATATAGTACAACATAACTATGCTTACGAATCAAAAAACTAACAAAGGGGAAACAAATGAGTAAATATACAACTAAATTTCAATATGTATCATGGAAAAAAGATGATGTTGAAAGTATCAAAAAAGCAGAAACAAAAAAAACAAAGTTAGAAAAACAAGGATATATATTAAAACCAAATACAATAAGTATGGGTAATTTGTTAATTTATGTAAATCCTAATTATAAAAGTAAATATAAAAGGAAGGAATCATAATGGAAACTTTATTATTTTTAATTGGATTTACAATTTTTGTAGGAATTGTATTCTTTTGCATTATGGGGGTAGAGTAATGGAAACATTTAAAGAACTATTGAACTTTGCTTGTTTTATAATCATTATGTACTTTCTATTTTGTGTGTTGCAATATGCACCACAAATAGAGCAACTAATAATAGAAATGAAAGGAGGAACAATATAATGGGTGGTGGATTAGGACATTGGGTAAATACAACTGATAAATTTATTACTGAAGTTATCTATAAAATAAAAAAAAAGTGGCTTAAAGCTGATAAAGTAAAAATGAATGAGCTATTAAAAAAACAAAAAGAAATAGATAAAGAAAGAGATAATCTTCAAACTAAACTTAATAAATTAATTGGTGAAAGCATTGAAATACATAATAAAATTTATGTATTAAATAAAAAATATACATACAAAAGAAAAGTAAAAGTTGAAAATAAATACTATAATTATTACGGAAACTTAAATTAAATTTATGAAAGAAATAATAATTAATATCCTTTGCTTTATTGGTCTTAGCTTGATGGTTGTATTCTATTTCTTATTATTGTTTGGAGTAATATGAAAGAAATAACAACTACACTAAGAGAAGAGTATGATAGTTTGCCAAAAGAAATAAAAGAAAAGATTAGCTATGGCGACTATTGTAATGACCCAAATATAAAAACATTTATTCAAACTGCCAAAAATATTGCAATAGGTAGAATGGCAGTAGCCATACAAAGAAAAAAGGGGAACTACAGAAATTGAAAACTGAAATAAGTATTTCAACATCTTTAGTTGGTAAAAAAAAATGTTGTCAATGTAAAAAAAATTTAAATTGTTTTTCAATTATATATAACAACAAATTTATTGAATATTTTATATGTAATAATTGTTATAATTATGATTTGGATAAACTACATTATATTGCTTGGTGGATGAAAGTTAATTTAAAAAGGATTTATGATAGAAGTATTTATTGTTCTTGAATTGGTTTCTCTAGTTTATTATTTGAATCAAACATAACACTTGCATTAAAAGAGAAACTTATTCTCTCATCTAATTCATTATCGCTAAAAAAAGGGTAAACTGTGTGCCTTAAATTACTAGGGAACAAAAAGTATTGCTTTTCTAAAGGTTGTATTAAGTAATTGGCATTATTAAAAATAGACTCAGTTCCCTCTAAAAATTCTATATGTCCGCTAGTGTTATGGTGTTGCTTACTATGTTTATAATCTTTCATAGCTTTAGGAAACTTTAAATAGCCTACGCAACTAAGGTCAGGATTATTGTTAGGTGTAGTATGAGTATGACAACAATTATAATCACCTGGTTTTTGCACTACATACCAACCACTATGAATTAATATCCTTTCAATCGGCATTTCTCTGTAATGCGTTTCAACATAACCTTTTATAATAGGGTCAAAAAAATTCTTTTTCCATTTTATTAAAACTTCAGGTGTAATTAAAAATTCTTTATAAATTTGTCCTGCAAGTTTATGACCAAAAGCATGAGTTTCTGATTTTTTTGGGTCTTGCCTAATGTCATTTAAATCTTTTAAAAAATCTTTTATAAGTTCATTAGGTAGTTCAGCTTTAGCCATAGTTGAACCAAAAGGTTTAAATAATTTAAAATTTATTTTACTCATAAATCGTTTATATCGTATAGCTCTTTAACTTCAATCTTATAAGCTGGGGGTCTGTTGACATGACCAAAATTAGTTAGTCTTTCTGGCATATCAGTAATAAAAGGAAACCAACCCATAATTGAAAACTCAAAGCCACCCTCATCAATTACTAAAACATATCTACCCCTTTTTTCATTAGGTCTAATCAATAAAAAATTATAATCTTTTCTCTTTTGTGATCTTATTTCTATATTGTTTTGCATATCTGAGTCTGTATATCTAGCATAACGATCAGAGTAAGAACCATTAAAGTATTTATTTTGTGATTTAGCAAAAGCAACTTCAGCACAAGCACCCATGATACCAAGTGCTAAGGTCTTTTCATCAGATCCCTTGTAGCCATAAGAAAAAGATTTACCCATTTTAAGGTTTTCTATAAATCTTCTTGTTGCTGTGTTAGCAGCTAGTTCAACTTCAAAAGGTTCAAGTTTTATCTTCATCTTTTTTATTTTCCCTAAACATCTTTAGCATTTCATAATAAGCCTTACCACCAGCATATTGTATTTCTTTACAAAGTTCTTTTTTTTGTATTACTTTAGGAACATTATCAAGTTTTGTATGCCAAATTTTTTTTGCGTAACAATCAGCACATAAAGGTTTGCCGTTATGTTCTATCAATGCTGTCATTACGCATTCGCTGCATTCTTTCCATTTTTCCACTTCAGGATATAAATAACTCATTTAAACACTTTCTTAAAGACCTATTCTTTTTAAGTATCGGTGCAAACTCTTGACTTAAATAAGCTGTCTTTTCCTCTCCTATTTTATTAATATCAACTTCATTTAAATCACAAATAATATGCCAAAGCTCATGATATATAGTTTTAGCTAAATTCATTTTAGATTGATTAGGATCTATACTAAGTTGAAGTTTACTTCCTTCATACAAACCCCAACAATCTTTTAATGATTTCCAATAAACTTTTATTATTTTTTTTTTATATTTAATCTTGCGAAATTTCTGCATCTACTATTGCCTTACCTATTTCATAAGCTATTTGTGGCACAATACTATTTCCAAGTGCTTTTATTCTGTTGGATCTATCTTTGTCCAATTCATAGGATATCCCATGAGGAACTCCACAAAGTTTGGATTGAGTTTGCCACCAGGTTTGTTGTTTTTTAAAACTTGAATTGAAAATTTTTCTTGATTTATCTTTCTTTTGCAAGTTATCGGATTGTAGGCTATGTCCTTGTAATCCGATGCTGTTGGTGTTTTGTACATCCTCTCTAAGTAAAGCATCGCATCTGACAGCTTTGCTCCGAATGTACTGTTTGGTTTGTTCTTCTTTCGGAGTATAAAACCTCCAGATTTCGTTTGCTCTACTCTCTTGCTCTGTTCTCCTCCCTCTTCGCAACCTACTGTTGGAGTTGGAAACATCTTTACTGCTACTGTTAATGGTGTTCCCCCTTGCTTGTATTTTTTCGTTCTCTCCGATGCTGAGTCTTGAGTTGGAGTTGGCAATAATCCAAACTCTTTTTCTTTGATGCCAAGCACCGATGCCTGAAGCTGGTATAACAAGACATTGGACTTGGAAACCTTCTTTTTCCAAATCAGTTTGCACCTGTCTGAGTACCAAGCCGTTGTTGATGTTAATAATCCCCTCAACATTTTCGCCAACAAACCATTTTGGTTTTGTTTCGGAAACAACTCTAATAGTTTCATCCCAGAGGTAACGATCATCGTTTTTTCCTCTTCGTTTTCCTGCAACTGAAAATGGTTGGCATGGGAATCCTCCTGAAACAATGTCGGCTGCATAGTTTGATCCTTTAACATTTCTTATATCCTCCTCTATTGGTATATTTTTAAAATTTTTCTGCAATACTTTTTGGCAAAATTTATCTTTTTCTACAAATCCTATAGTTTTGATTCGTTTTGTAGCTTCCATACCTAGCGAAAAACCACCAATTCCGCTAAATAAATCAAGTAATCTAAGCATATTCGCTTGTAAATTATTTAATAACTTTAATCAAGATGTATATTGCTTTTACAATATTTGTTCTATATAACCGAATCAATGCTGATAAAAATTGGAAGTGAATGGAAACATAGAAAGGACGGAGGTTGCTTTTCGGCAGACCATCTTT